CTCGCGAGTCCGCACGTGACCACATGCTTGAGCGATTTAAGGAGGTGTTGGCTTCCACAACACCCATGATTGAGAAGGGTCCACAACGCTATAGTGATGGCACGCCAGTTGTAGACAAGAATGGCCACATCATTCTGACCGAAGTTCCAACCATCAGCAAGTACGATGGCAAGCCACAAATGCGCCCCATCGGCGCCGAGCCCGTTTGGTCTGTCACCGCAGAAGGCGAAGATGCCGGCAGCTCCCGCAAGAACAAGTCTTGGCAGCGCTCCACCCAGCGCTTTGGCGACACCGATGTTTATGACGCCATCTACCTTTATGACCCAGAACTGATCAAGTCAACCATTATTCCACTTCCGCGCCGCAATCGCACAAACTGGGAACTTGTTCGCAAGGACGTTCGTGACCTTGTACGCAACGGCCAAATTGTTAGCCTTGAAGACCCAATCAACCCAGACCAACAACAAGCCTTCAGCTATGTCGCCCTCACCAAGCCAGGCCTAGAAGTCAACAAGTACATTGGAAAGGCGGCAAACGCGAGAGACATCGCCAAAGATTTATATCGCACACTGCTGCGCAATGGCGTTTCAAAAACAACATCTGAGACCATCACCAAATATTTTATTAGTAACCGCACACTCCCAGGACTCATTACCGCCCTTACTGACGGCATCCCCAAGACCGGTCCACTCCTCCCCGGCGAGCCAGACAAAACTCCAACCCGCTATGTGCCAAACATCGGCATTGAAGACGAGGATTCGCCAGCCGATAAACTTCGCACTGCGCGTGCATTCCGTGCCGTTGATGTAAGCGCTATGGCTAGCCAGCGTGCACGCCCATTGCCTATGCGCGCAATCATTGACGCCATCAACGTCGTCTCCATTAAAGCCAATGGAACCTCACTTGGCACAGACGCTCTCTTTTCCCTCAAGACCCAAGACGGCGATCCTATTGTCGGCGGCTATGGCGCCAACCTTGACTACACCCTTCCCATTCAATTTTCGGCTGGCCACGGTTTCAAGGGTGGCGGCAACATCCAGCCCAACAACCGCCTCTACTTCCGCCTAAAGCCCGGTGTCATCCCCGACGCCCCATCCTCCTCCCCACTCAAGAAGTCCACGGATAAACCCGCCCAGCCCACGACTCCCAAGTCATCCACGGGACCAACTGAGTTCAAGGTCACCACCACTTCCGAGCCAGGCGCCATTAACACCATGCGCGCTGGCGGAAACAATCTCCTCAATACTCCTCCAGGCCAAGACGGTTGGCTTGGCAACCCATGGAGTTGGGAAGGCAATGGCGGCCCCAAGGGCGTCACCAAACAACAAGTCGTTGAGAAGTACGCACAAGCCTTCATGGAAAAGATGAAAGACCCGCAATTTGCTGCCGCCGTCAATGCTCTTCGCGGCAAGACCCTCAAATACTACGCCGGTGGTGGCGGTTATCCAGGCAGTCACGTCGAGTGGATCAACAACTATCTGCGCGACAACCCTCCCACAACCATGGCCGCCAAGCCCGCCGAGCAAACCACTACCAATGTGTGGCATGGTGCGGGTGAAAACAGTGTGCTTTCCAATCTTGCTGAACGGCCATTTACGTTTACCTTTAAGGGTCGTGAGATTCCATTCCGTTCAGTTGAGCACGCCTATCAAACCCTTAAGTCTGGTGTCTTTGACAAGACTATCTACAACCTTTACATGAAGCATGACAGTGTCAACGGCTTAAAGATTCAGGGACCCATCACCGACAAGAACAACTCAATCCAACTTATGGAAGCGTTGATGCGCGCTTCATTTGATCAAAACCCCACTGCGCGTGCTGCCCTTGACGCAACTGGCAATAGCCGCCTGACTCACACACAAGAAACCAGCATTTGGCGCAATGAGTTCCCGCGAATTCTCACGGATATCCGCAATTCACCGGCACCTTCACAAACTCCCATTGACATCCGTGTCAAGCGAGTCATCTCGGGCGGCCAAACGGGCGCCGACATCGCCGGCGTGGAAGCCGCTAAGTCGCTTGGCCTCGAGACTGGCGGCTGGCTGCCGAAGGGCTGGCGCACTCAAGATGGCCCACGCCCAGAATACCGTGACCAATACGGCATGTCAGAACACCCAGATGACAACTACACTGGCCGTACCATGCAAAACGTAGATGACGCAGATGCTACTATTGCATTCCGCTTCAAGTATAGTACTGGCACCGACAAGACCATTGGCTACGCACAGACCGGCAGGTGGCAGAACGGCTTGTTAAGGACAACTTATCTTGGCCACAAACCAGTTCTTGTCATCACGGACCCCAAGAATCCACAGCTTGCAGTCCAGCAAATCCGTGAGTTCCTCACCAAGACCGGCGCCCAGACCATCAACATCGCCGGACACCGCGAATCCTCCAGCGAAGGCATTAACGCATTTGTTCGTGCCGTGCTTACCGAGGCCCTCAAGAAATGAGCTGGGACCTAGAACTAGAGCGCAAGACACTGGCCGAGGCCTGCCGAGACAACTTTGAACTGTTTGCTCGGCTGGCCCTGGGCTTCACACACCCCAAGAACAAGAAGGGCCGGTGGTGGTCCGACCCGGTCCACAAGCCCCTCTGTGCTTGGTTCCAGCAACAGGCCCTTGAATGGCTCGCGACGCGCGGCACCGCAAACCGCCGCAAGTACCTCGCCATTCTGATCCCCCGAGCCTGCGCCAAGTCCCTTCTCATCACGCGCGCGGGCATGCTCTGGCTGCACCTGCAAGACCCCAACCTCTCCACCTACATCGGCAACGAGAAGCTGGAGCTGGCTGAGGACTTCCTGCGCACCATCAAGCGGTGGCTCGAGGGCAACACGGACGAATACAGTCTCTTCAATTGGCTCTATGGAACCTGGAAGGGCGACAACAACCGCTGGCGCTCAGACACCATCACTCACGCCGCCCGCACCCAGGAGCGTTCTGAGGCCAGTTTTGGCATCTGGTCGCCCAACGCCGCCCTCACGGGCCGACACCCAGACATCGTCTGCATGGATGACCTTGTCAGCTACGACGCTCTCAAAAAGGACGTCAACTGGTACGAGTATGCCTACAGCCACATGACCGACCTCATCCCGGTCGTCGAAGGCAACGGCCTTGTCATTCTGGTTGGTACTCGCTATTCCGACGCCGATCCCTTTGGCCGCTCCTTCAAGTCAGATGGTATCCGCTCCCTTGCGGGCCACACGGAATTCCAGGAATACCAGACCACACAGGGCGGCCGATGGGACGTCTACTTCCTGTCCGGCCGAGACAAGGCCGGCGACAAGCCCGCCATTCCCACGGTGTGGCCGGAAGACGAAATGCGCCTCTATGAGATGCGCGACCCCATCAAGTTTGCCAGCCAAGTCCTTAATCGGCCTCGCGCGCACAAGCTTCGCCCCCTTGTGGAAGAGCAGTTCGATTCTATGGTGGTCACCACCCCCATTGAGCAACTTCCCAAGATGACCATCTCTTTTCATGGCGACACTGCTTTCAAGTCCCAGAGGCGCGTCGCCGGCGGCTCCGAGTCAGCGTTGGTGGTCATTGGGCACCACGACAACGAGCCAGGCGTGTGCACTGTGTTGGATGCTATCAGTGGCATCAACTTCCGCGCCGAGACCTACGCCGACATGGTCATTGATCAGTTCAAGTTGTGGTCGGCGCGTTTCCCGGTCATTGCCTACACAGATGAGGCTGAGATGGCTGGCAAGGCCGGTTTGTGGCAGCAATACCTAAGTGACCGTTTCACGGACATTGGGCTGGAGCTGCCGACCTTCTATACGTTCCAACGGCACATTGGAGAGAAGAAGGAAATCCGCATTGCTGATGCCATCCACTTTGTGGTCAATGGCCAGGTTAAATTCCACCATGCCGCCACTAACCTTAGTGCGCTACGCTATCAGCTGTGCAACCACCCTAACGCCTATCCAAATGACTTGGCGGACTGTTTTGCTGATACTTTCAATCCGGAGTTCTTCTCTGGATTGCTGCCCAAGTTGCGGGCGGATAAGGAAGAGTATCCGTTTGGTGCGTGGGAGCAACACCTTAAGCCGCGCATGATGGCATATGGTGATACAATGGACAACGATGAGTATGACCGTCAACCAATCCGGCGGGCCGAGCACGGCACGGACGCCTCCTCCGTGCGCATTCCCTTCGCGGAGCAGGGTGTGTCTCGGCCCGCCATAAGGATCTGATGAATACCAAATTGTTGTGTTGGGACCTTGAAATCCTTGATCCCGTCAGTGACCACATTGGCGGCTGGGACGCCGCTAGGCGTGGCGATTGTGGCATTAGTGCGCTCGTCATTTCGGATTCCAACACTGGCCGTTACCACATTTATGATCAGCACAATCTTGACGAGGCAGTGGACCACCTGAACAGTGCGGACTTGTTGATTGGCTACAATACTATCAACTTTGACTGCGAGGTTGTGTTTGGCGTGACGGGCCGATACATCACGGTTCCGCAGTATGATATCCTTGCGGAGATTTGGAAGGCGCTTCACGGAAGGCGCAAGGGCTATAAGTTGGATGATGTGGCGAAAGCCACCATCGGGATGGAGAAAAACTCCAATGGCGAATTCGCCACTGCCCTTGCAGCTAAGGGTCATTGGGGCAAGTTATTTGACTATTGCTTGAACGATGTGCATTTGACTCGTGAACTATTCAATCACATCCAGGACCTCGGTTGGATTAAGGGCGCAGATGGCGAAGAAATCCAATTGGAGAAGCCGGAACTTAAGGACTACGCATGATTGGCACCAACAACTATCTTCCTAATCCTGCGGACCCACGTTCGCATGATCTTTTGCGGCTAGTCACTGACCGCAAGCAGAGCTCGCTTGATTATGTGCGATCCCGCTACAAGGCAACCCAGCGCTGGAACGACGCCTTCAATGGCATTTACACGGGCAAGATTGCCAACTACCTAAACGACCTTTCGTTGCCCATTGTCTTCTCGACTATCATGGTTGACGTGGCCAAGAAGGTCAATGCCATCTTTGGCAGTTGGCCAGTCATTTCTTTCCAGGGCTTTCCTAATGGCGCAGGGGCCATTGCCAAGAAGAATGAGCTGCTCATCAACCTGCAACTTAAGGAGGCGGACAGTTTTCGCAAGGCGACCCGCTTCTTTATGCAGGCGGACATTAATGGTACTGCCATTGCCGAGGTAGGCTGGAGCACCATCAACCGGTTGCGCCAGTTCCGCACTTACATCCCCGGTACCACGCAAATGACCGAGGCCTCCAGCATCATCACGGAGTTCGACGGGCCGAATTGGGATGTCGTCGACCTGCTCGACTTCTGGCCCGAGCCGGGCAAGTGTCACATCAAGGACATGGGCTGGTACATCCGCCGGTATTGGGTGGACTTTGATGATATCCTTGAGATGAACAGTGCTGATGGCATGCAGTCGTTCAGCCCGGAGGCCATTGCTGAGCTGGCGCAGAGCACGCTGCCCAGCCCTTCCAATGCGTCGGATGAGTTCCTGACCTACAGCCGTTACCGAAGTTTCTCTGATTATCTCGGGGCGGCCACGAGGACTGCGTTTGCCAAGCCAGTTGAGATTTGGGAGATGCGTGGTCTGGTGCCCTATGAGTTTGCGCCAGATGGTGTCCGCAATCGCGTGATTACCATTGGCAATGGCCGTGTTATCCTGCGCAACGAGCCAGACAAGTTGCTGTTGGGGCGCCACCGCATTCTGCACTATAGCCCGACGCCGGACCCCTATCACTTTGTGGGCATTGGCAAGGCGCAGATTGCCGAGCCACTGCAGGCCGCCGCGAGCCGACTGGCCAACCAGAAGCTGGATGGCTTTGATTTGTTTGTGAAGCCGATGTTCATTGCCGCGCAGGGTTCCGTGCAGACCCAGAACATGTTCACGAAGCCGGGCAAGGTGTTTCAGGTCAATGCTAAGGGGCGGCCGCTGAATGAGATTATTCAGGCGCTGCCCATCAATATGCAGCCGATGGCCATGGCGTTCCAGGAGATTGGGTTCCTTGACAGTTATGCCCAGAAGGGCACGGGCATCGACGAGCGAGCTGTGATGGGCATGGATACTGGTGGTGGTGATGTGACGGCCCGCCAGTTTGTTGGGCAGCAGGAGGCCGCCATGACCCGTCTGGCCCTTGAGGCCATGTTGGCGAGTGCGGAACTTGTGGAGCCGATGGCCGAGTTGTTCCGAGACATGAATAAGACCATGCTGCCGCTGCCAAAGCAGTTCAGCATGATTGGTACCCGGGCCGTGCTGAATGAGATCACCGGCATGCCCATGCCCCCAGAAGAGGGCATGATCACTATGCCGCATGAGTTGAACCACGACTGGAAGGCAAAGGCCTTCGGGCCGGGCTTCATGCTGACTAAGAGTGCGCAACGTGCGGATGCATTGCAACTGGCGCAGGTCATGATGAGCAATCCGGCCTGGCTCCAGATGGTCAATTGGGTGGCAATGGCCCGGAAGATTTTCTCGCTGTATGATTGGGATACTGATGAGATGCTGGTGCAGCTGCCGCAAATGCAGCAGTTTGCGCAGCAAGCAGGACTGCCGCCAGAGCAGATTTTGGCAATGTCCGGGCAAGATCCGATGTCGTTTGCTGGAGGAGGCGCCAGCAATCAGATGATGGCTCCAGTCCAAAAGGGGACTGAGCCTACAGACAATGCGCCCCTTGGAGTTGGACCGTGACCGATAACATGACCCAGCTTGAATTTGTGCACGCCCTGCAGAGTATGTTTGCTTCTAAGGGGTGGGTGCGTTGCTTCAAGCCAGAACTGGAGCGCCTGCGAAACGAGCGGATGCAGGGGCTCGTCTACAACTACTCTAATCCAGCCGACATTATGGCCGCCCGCGAGGCCATCCAGCTGCTGGATGATGTGCTGTTTATCGAGAATCGGGTGCAGCAAGCGGCTGCCTCGATTCAGGAGAACCCGCAAGAAGCGGGGGATGTGGTAAACTCCGCCAACGAGCCAGGTTTCCTGGCTGAAAACCCCAACCACTGAGCCTACCTCAGATGGAGCCAATCATGGATCAGCAGTACCAACAAGGCGGGCCAACCCCGTCGACCGACCAAACCCATCAGGTCAACCCTGAGCAAGACAAGTCCGCTCTCGAACAGCAGCTTTTACAGTCCGTTTTTGACGGCAAGTACAAGTCTGTTGACGAAGCTCGTCGCGGGTATTGGGAGCTTAACAATTATGCATCGCAGGCCTACCAAGCCCTGAGCCAGCGCCCGGACCCCTCTGCCATGGCCGCGAGCCGGCAGTCGGCGTTCGACCAGCTGGAAGAGGAGTCGTTGGTGAAGAAGGAGTTGCTCCGTCAGGCTATCCGCGAAGAAGCGGGTACCATGCTGGAGAACGCCTTCGCCCCCATCCAACAGGCTGCCCGAGCAAGGCAAGAGTTGGCCACGAGTGCGCCGGACTACATTCAGAATGAGACAGCTATCATGAGCTGGCTCCAAAACAATCCACAGGCTGCTAATGATGTGGCACGGCTCAACCAGGCTGGGCTGTATGATCTGGCTGGCAAGACGGCCTTGCAGGCTTGGCGTTCTGCCAATCCGCCAGCGGATGCTGGCAGTATGGCTGCTAAGGCTCAGGCGTCTCTGCCAAACCAGAGCGCGCAGCTCAACCGGCAGGTCGAGCCGCAGCAGACCCAAGACATCCTGAATCAAGCCATTGCGTATGGGCATCGGACGGGCGACCGTCGTGCTGCGTATTCGATGCTGTTCCCGGATTTCAAGGTCCAGCTGCCGCCCCATATTGCGGCTGAACTGAGGCAATAATGGCTATTCCTAGTAGTGCATTTAGTAGTTATTCCGTAGGGTATCCCTACTCGGCCAGCGGTGCTGGTGTTTCCGCGATTGGTACGCGCGAAGACGCGATGAACACGCTGACCATGATTGACCCGGACGAGGCGATGACCCTTGCTGTACTTGCCAAGACGACCACGAATGGCCTGCGCCACGAGTGGTTCATCGACACCCTCCAGGCGACCAGCACCGCTGGTGCTATCCAGGGTGACGAGTGGGGTGCTTCTTCGCCGGTCAATAATGTTAAGACGCTTAAGGCGCGCACGCGTCTCTGGAACTCGGTTCAGTGGTTCCGCCAGGACTGGAGCATCACGACGGATGAGCTTATGCTCAGCCAGCGTGGCCAGATCTTTGGTGTGTCGGACGAACTGAGCTACCAGACGGGCAAGGCGAGCCAAGAGGTTAACCGTAACATTGATGCCCGACTTTGGGCGCTTGGTTCGGCTACCTTTGGTTCTTCGCTTGGCACCGATTCGTCGGCGCCGACGATGGCTACGTTCCGTTCGTTTGCGCATGCTTCGGGTGTCTCGGCGACGGTTGCTAACACGACGTTCTCGACGGCGCAGTTCTATACGCTGCACGAGAACATGTGGGCGGCCGGCGCGAAGCCGGACACGCTGTTTGTGAGCCCGGGCGTCAAGAGCGACATCAGCCGTGTGCTGCTTGGCGATACCTCGTACCCGACCAGCCAGAATGGCAATCAGGGTATTCCGGGTGTCCAGAGCGCCAACGTCATCAATGGCGGCGAGTACGGCCCGGTGATTGACTTCATCCGCACCGATTTCGGTCGTGTGGCGATGGTCGTTGATCGCTGGATGCCGCAGCAGACCGTCACGGCGAATGCGACTGCGCATAGTGAGAACGCGGCCTACTTCCTTGTGGAGAAGGCCAAGCTCCGTGTTGCGTGGTGGCGCCCCATCAAGCCGTATCAGGTTGCGACCACGGGCGACAACGTCAAGGTTTATGTGCTTGGCGCTTGTACGACCGAGGTGCTGCACCCGACCGCGCTTGGTCACGCCGCTGGTATCATCACCTAAGACTGTGGGTGGGGCAGCTTCGGCTGCCCCACCTGCTGTTTGGAGCTCCGCATGAATCGTTTTAAGTATGTGGTTGGACAAGATGAAATTGACGAGGTCATTCGGAAGGACCAAGAGGCTGGCCCCCAAGAGCTGACTCGCGACGCCTATGAAGCCATTATTGCGCAAGACCAAAAGAAGTTTATGCAGTGGGACGCAAAGCTGGCTCGGGCGAACAGCCACATCATTGGTTACAACGATGCAATGTCGCAAGAAGCAAAGCAGTTTGGGGCTAAGGCCGGTGTCAATACTGGCAATGGTCAATTTGAAAGCCGCATGAGCATGCACTTGTTCCTGGCCCTCGGAGCCAGCAAGTATCCGGATGATCCGGAGTGGTGGAAGGACGACAACAAGTTTTATGGGTTTCTCCGCGAACACCCAGAATTAGATGGCCGGCCCAACAAGCACAAGAGCAAGGGCGGCATCACTCCCACCAGAGAAAACTTATTTAGCTAGGAGGCGCTGTGAAGCTTTATTCTGCCTGTCCCACCAAGTACAACGCAAGCAACTGGTACCGCACCATTATGCCGTGGCGCACCGCTACCCGCATGAAGATTGCCGACCCCATCATTGATCAATTTGATCTTAAGATTGAAAATGAGTTAGAGCGGCGCGCGCAGGCAACTATGTATGCTGACATTGTGCAGCATTATCAGTCTTACGCTGATTCATTTGTGACCTCCCGTGATATTGCCAGGGGGTTTCCGTCGTATTGGGAAACGGCAGATAAGTGGAATGTTGGCCCTAGTTTTGTCTACGATACAGACGACGACCTGTTTCGTGTTGAGCCACTTAACCCAGCCTTCAAGTATTTGGGCGTGCAGGTTGAGGATCGGCCACTCCAAGATGGCGACGCGGTTAGTGTAGTAGGCGAAGATGGCAAGACTAAGACGTTGTTTGAAGATGGCAAGAATGACTTTAGTATTGCCGCAAACCGTGAGCGGCTGGCTGGCATTCGCCGCAACATGGCAGCTGCTGACCTTGTGACTTGCACCACTGAGGGCAGCGCCGCATATGTTCGCCGCGAGACAGGCCATGAGAACATCCACATTTTCCCGAATTGCATTGACCTTGGTGATTGGCCAAAGGTGCGCATTGCCGAGGATGACAAGGTCCGCATCTTGTGGCAAAGCAGCAGCTGCCACTTTGAAGACATCTGGCCGCTCCGAAAGGTGTTGGGCAAGATTCAGCGGAAGTACGAGAATGTTGAGCTCATTCTGTTTGGTTCGCCCTATGAATGGCTCGTGCAAGAATTAGTGCCGGAGCGCACGACTGTCATGCGCTGGGTGGAATACAACCAATACATCCTTTATATGAGTATGTTTGGGCATGACATCAACATTGCTCCATTGCATGATAGCGAGTTCAATCGGTCTCGATCGTGTATCCGCATGTATGAGAGTGCTGCGACCTGGAAGCCCGCTGCCACTCTCGCCGAGAACACCGGCCCTTATAAGGCGGAGATCATTGAGGGCGAGACGGGCATGCTGTTTAATAGTGTTGAGGAGTTTGAGACTAAGTTGTGTGCGCTGATTGAGGATGCGACACTGCGCAAGACCATTGCTGCAAATGCTAAGGATTGGGTCCGCACCAATCGTTCACCCTACGTGCACGTTCCTAAGTTGCTTGAGGCCTATCAGGCGCTGCGGGATGGGCGCAAGGCTGTGGCCACGCCGCCAGAGCCATTGGAGAATGAAATTGTCGAGACAAAGACTTCGGACTAATTTAACGTTTGGCGCTGCCAAGACCCAGATCGCGCAGCAGGCGAGCAAGCAAAACACCAGTGAGTTCTTAGAGCGAGCTGGTGTTGCGCTGCAAAAGGCGGTGCAATATTGGAACCGCTATAATTGGCGGTGGCTAATGAAGCAGGCGCCAGACATTAGCATGGCGCTTGGCGCAAATACATTTGCGCTGCCTTATGACTTTAAGGATGTTTATGATTTGCGGGTTGAAAGCAATGGCCGGCAGCATGCGCTGGTAAATACTAATCGGCGACTGTATGATCGCCTTATTAGTAACCAGACGGTGCAGGGCGAGCCAATGGGCTATGATTTATTTGCGGCCGATGGCCAGAATATTATTACAATTACGCCGCCAGTAAATGCTGCCACCACTTTGCGCATGCGGTATTATCGGCGCATGTGGGTTCCATGCAATGTGTCTGGCGTGCAGGCCACCATTAATTGGACGTTCCCAAATTCCTACATTAATACAGATGGCGTTGCGACGCTTTGCCATTTTACTTCGGGTGGAAGCCCAGAGGTTTCTGAGATTGATGGATATGCGGCAATGGCCAATGTCACGCTTGGTAGTCCAGTAGCAGCTACGGTTGCAGCTACTGGAAATAACCAAGATTGGGAAGGCTGGGCTATTGGAATTAGTCCACTTGTAGAATACCCAACGTATACTGGATTTAGCAGCAATTCCAATACTGTAAATGCAAATAATGTGGCCATTAATCTTGTTGGCATGTATCCAATTCCGCCAGATCCGCCAAGCCCAGTTTATAATATTCCGATTACGTTGGCGTTTGGTGGAAACGACAAGATTTTAGATATGCCAGTAGACTTTGAGGATGGCATTCTGGCCAAGGCTACTGCGCACTTTCTTGCTGGTCTCGGCGCGCCTGAGGGCAGGCTAGGTTACTTTATGCAGAAGGCGGAAGACGAACTGCAAGAGGCGCGGCGATTTAATGAGGAAGATGAGGATCGGGATGTCACGTTTGAGATTGGCAGTCCTCCCCCACCGCTTGGCCGGTTCCGCACAAATGGGTGGTTCTAATGGCAAGAATTACTGAATCATTAAACGGCGGCATGGTCACCAGCCAAGACCCATCGACGTTGCAGCCTGGCGAACTTCAAGGCGCTTACAATTGCATGTATTATCAGGACAATGAGCACCTAAGCCGCATTCCAGGCGTGTCATTACTTGCCAGCGCACAATACAAGCCGGCCGGGTTGGCGGCCTGCCGGTTTACCAACGGCCGTCACGACTTGATTTCTCAACAAGTCTACGCAAGTGGCGGCACAAACTACAGCATGTACGCCGTGTCTAGCGCCGAGTCAGCTACGGGCATGCCATACGCCAGTGCAAGTGCATTGGCTTCTGGGGATTATCTTGTTTCGGTAATGGCAGACGATCGCCACTACTTATTTAATGGCAACAACGAAAATCTTGTATACCTGCGGGATGGCACGTTTAGGCCGCACGGCTTAAAGCCGGCCGTAGATGGCGGCTTTAGTTTTTATCGATTAATGAATGATTTAGATGGAGAATATGCAAGTGCTGCGGCTGGAGTTGATGCTACTGGATATTACGAGTATTGGTATACTGAATCATTGACATTTTCTGATGGGCAAATTCTTGAAAGTACTTTTGAAAAAGCCCCACTTACTTACGAAATTAAAGACCTTGCCGCGGCGCCTGTATTTAATTTGCCAACAACGCCAGCTAACAAAGATTATGCATTAAAGTATAATGCTAAGTTGCATTACAATGTGTATCGTAGCGAAAAAAAGTTACAAATTAATGATAGGCAATATCCTGTTGGCCGTAAGATTGGTGAAACACAACAAATTGATACTTCTGGCGGAAATATTTTAAGGCCTGTATTTAAGGATACAGCATCAGTAGCTAATACTGGACCAAAAGCAGCAACAATTTTATGTGGAATTCTTGAGTCGCAATTTGGTGGGATTGTTAATGATGCATTTGGAACGCATGATTATTCTACTCTTTTTACTGCTGTAGCAAGTGGTGGCGCCGCAACTCTTACTGAGGCAGTGTCTGCTAGTGGTGGCGGTTATATTCGAATTAAAGCAGTTAAAGGTGCAAATGGGTGGGTGGATGGCACTAATGGATCATGGATTTCTGGTGGCGCTGGCTATGGTAATGTTCAAGTTGGCCTTGGATTTAGGGGATTTGATTTTGGTACGTTTTCTGGAACTATTTCTGGAATTGATGTTGTAGTAAAAGCGCGCACAAATTCTTCTAATAATGTCCAAATTAAAGCTATGCCTGTTGTTTATGATGCTGTAGATGGGCCGGAAACTGTAGCTGGAAAAAGTTTTAAGCCGCACCCAGCTGAGGGCGGTTCACCTAAAACGTTTGGTGGTGCATGGTATACACCTGGTTCTAATGCAGTACATCAATCAGACTGGGATCCATTTGGGCGAATGCTTAGTGGTGACAGGGGCCTATATATACCTCCACTTTTTAGTGGAAATCCAGGTACACAAGTTAAGCCATGCGAAAGCGGCGATTTTACAAATATTGGTTTTGGAAAATCTAATTCAAGTACAGTTAAGCCAAATTTTATTGTGTCGCCATATACGTGGAAGACGTCAGATGTTGGGCCATATTTTGGAGTCTCGTTGTTAATTGAATTTCTTAATACTAGTTCTGAAATTTGGCTTGATATTGATAGTGTTAGCATGAACATTTATTATAATTCTGCTGGGGAAATTGATCCAACGCAAATTAATAAGCGCGGCCAATTTTATGATGCCGTAACCATTGAGCAGAATGGTGTGCAGGTGGCGTTTGGCTCGCGCAACAAAGGGCCGATTGCCAGTTGTGGTGCCATGTTTCAAGGCGCACTGGTAACGGATTCTAAAGACACGCCAAACCGACTTTATTATTCGTTGCCCGGATTTCCAGACGCTTTTCCAAAAGATGTTTATTGGCTGGAGTTGCCTGGAGTCAACAACGACAAGATTACATCTATTAATGTTGTCAATGATCGATTGGTAGTGGGCACACGAGGAAACCTGTGGCGCATTAATTACTTGCCCAATCAGGACGATGCTGGCTTTTCTCGAGGAGAGGCAGTTAGCCTTGTCTCGGGATCCATTGGCATTGTGAATCCGGCAGCAGCTTGCGTCTTCACCAACCAGAGTGGACAGCAAGAGCTGGCATTTGTAGATGCCAACGGCATTTTTTCGACGGATGGCTACGCAATTCGCAAGTTAAGCCAAGACCTGTTATGGGTTGGGCCATCTATTAAAGCTGTTATGAGTCCAACTAACGCAACCTCAGTTTATTCCATTATTAAGGGACTGATTAATGATCCAAGGACACAAACCTTGCGGCTGCTTACTGCAGCTGTAGGGTGGGCTGGTTCTTATGCAGCTATTCATGCAAAGCAAGGTGGTGGACTTAAGTGGACTAAATATTCCACAATTGATTCATTTGGAAGTGTCTCATGTGGAACAGTTTTAAAACGCAATACAGGTTCTTGGGTACCAATTTATGGCATGTCTGGAACTTTATTAGTTGATGGGCAGTTTGCTGGCAAACTTTACAGAGAAGACAGTTCGGATTCTACTACTTACAATGATCCTATTGGTGGCCTACCTGCCGATATCTTGACCCGCGAGATAGGCTTTGGAAATCTGGGACAAGAAGCGGCCATCGACAGTATTGGAATTCATGGTACAATTAAGCCAACCCCAACTTCTGCGACATTTACAAACATTGGCGGAAGTGTAGCAGTTACGCAGCATTACACCAACAGAACGTCTGATGCTCAATCAATGACCACTATTCCTGGAGGAATTTCTAATTCAAGGAATAGTCAAGCTGGCATTGATGGCGTTAATTGTGAGGAACTTGCAATTAGATTGCAACTTGACGACACTAGCATGTTTGAGATTCATGCTATTCACATGGACGGGTCGGACTTCGGAGAGGTGGACACCAGTGCGTGAGTGGAAGGGCATCAACAATAATGCATTTAAGGATCAACAGCGAGTTGCTGTTGAAGATATTAGTAAACATCTTACAGAATTAACTGCTGCTATTAAGCGCATTTCTGAAAACAAGATGCCATCTATTAATGACGATAGTAATATCGCAAAGCCAAAGGACCAATAATTATGGCTGCAACTTTTACAGCGCCAGATAGTAAAGATGTTTTAAATTTAGGGGCCGGTGGGCTTGGTGCAATTTTAGGAGGCCCATGGGGAACAGCATTAAGTCTTGTACTTCCGACACTTCTTGGCAGTATTTTTGGCGGCGGCGGTGAAGACCTTGTTAGCATGCGTAAACGCGCACAGGCATTGTTAGAGCCAAACGCAATTGAAAACGAGCGTGCAACGCAATTAGCAAATTTAATGAACAACCCGGCAATAGCTGCTGCGCGATCTCAAATGGTACAAGGTGGGCAAACCGCCATGAACGGAATTAACAATTCGTTGGCGCAGACTGGACTTTTACGGTCTGGTGTTGGCCTAGGGTTTTTGGGGTCGGCTCTTGCGTCGCCTGATGTGCAAATGGGCCGCATGATGGGCGGCCTTGCCAACGATGCCATGGAGCGCGCCTTGCAAATCCAGCAGGCTCGCGCTGATGCTATCATGCGAGGTGGCCCTGTTAACAGCATGGCCCGAGACATGTTTGGCGCCACTGTCGGCGCTTTCCTTCCGGCTTTCCTTAACGCAAAGTTCCCTAAGCCAACTGATACCACCACTACCACCAACACTAATACAAATAAGCCAGTTGGTGCTGGAACAACAGTAGCACAAGCGACAGGGTCAAAATTTGCATATCCAAATTACATGGCGCAACAAAGTCAACCAGTATTTCCAAATGCACAGCGGTTTAATGAGTTAAGGTCTCGTTTTGGCCGCCGCCCACAAAATAATACTAGTAACTTTTATTGGCCACAATTACAAAACAAGTTTTCTTCTGGATTAATTAACACTGATTTTAATAAGCCATTCTATCACAATTTTTATGTTCCTAATTATAGTGAATACAATGGTTGGGATACTAGTGGTGGTTTTAATCAATTATATGGGGGTCGGTAATGGCATCATACAATTATGACCCAACTAATCCATATGCCAATGTGTCTGATCAAGACATTTATGACATGCAATATCGGATTAATGGCGTTATTCCAAAATTTAATTCTAGTAATTACAATATTCCAGGCCGGCCTAATACACAAAATCCATTTTTTGCGCAAGATACTGCACTTAATACTGAATATTATAAGCGGTGGGGAAGCCCTACACCAGAAAATGAAGTAAACAATCCATTATGGGGTGGAATTAGAAACGTTCACCAATTTGTAGGCCCATTTTTGGGGCACCTTTGGAATCAAATTTTAGATGTAGGCAATGTATTTGGAAATCATCCATATAGGCAAACAATTAATGGAGTCTTACAAGACTCTAATGATTACAAAAGTATGATGTATCCAAACACATACACCCAAATTCTTAATGACAAAGGTGTTACAGCAACAGCAAATAAAGTAATCACAAAGGCAAATTCTGGCACTAATGTAAGTGGCGCCGCTGGTGTTAATAATTCAAATGGTGTAAGCGGCCGATACAACAACACCTACATCAGCTCTCTCTATGATGACATTGACGCAAAACAAAAAGCCATCCAAGACGAAGACATTAAGCGCCGAGATCGTTTTGAAGGCGAGGCCAATCAAGCGTGGTCGGACATGCAGAAAGAGGCCAACGCGCCGCCACCCGAGATTGATTCCAAGAACCAGATGTTCACAATGCTGGCTGCTAACATCGCCAAGGTCTTAAACCCAAACCTTGACACTCCTGGCCAGGCAAGCCAACTTATGCAGTCCAAGCTGCAGGGTATGCGCGACCAAAACATTCGCAAGTACCAGTTGCTGACTGAGAAGTACCGCCGCGCCTCTGAACTTTATGACAAGAGTGGTGACAACGCTCGTGCTATTCAATATGCGCGTGCTGGTGAGTGGACGCAAAAGCGCGCTGAAATGCTTATGAGTGAGTCGCATTTCCAGCAGCAGCTGGCTGAGCAACGTGCTGAACGAGCGGCTGATCGCTCGGAGCGAGCGCAAGACCGTTTGTGGAACCGCTCGATGGAGCGTTCAAAAAATGATCTTAGCACGTTAACAACACTGACAGAGCGCTTACAAAACTTAGTTAACAACACTAAAGATGAAAAGCAGCGGTCTTATTATCAAACCAGGCTTACTCGTTCGCTGCGCATGATGCAAGCGTTGTCAAATAATCAATTATCCGCATACAACAATCCGGATGGCGTGCAGCCAGTTGATCCGGATTCGCTGTTTGCCGAAATGTTTACGCAGCTTGATGCCGCCAAAATTCCGAAGAGTCGCAAGGACATGTTGAATTTGCTTAAGCATGACAAGAATTTTAATAAGGAAGCTCTTCGTGACCGGTGGGGTTTTAGCCAAAATGAAGTCATGGACTATTATGACCGTCACTTTGGGGGAGGCACCCAGTGAGTAACGGAAACTACTTTGAGGGCAACCTATTTACTAAGACAATGGATGTCCTCAACACTCCGCAGTATTTCATGGCCGGATTTGCAGACGGTCTACTCTCTGGTGAAAACCCATTTGAAGCTGGCCTTGAGGGTATTGGCGATCGCCACTCGTTTGTCGATACTCTCAAAAACCACGACGTCCCATTTGCTACCCCACTTGGTGTAGCAGCAGACTTTATTTTGCCAGGCATTGCAGCTGGAAAGCTAGCCAAACTTGCGAACATGAAAAACATTGCCCGACTTAAGGGCATTATGGAAACCGAGAAAGCAGCTATGGAGGGGCGCACTCTTGAGGAAAGCCTTGAGGGTGCGTCCCGCAGTTTAAACCAAATCGACGATGCTCGCGCCGGTCTCCATGGTGCCGAGCAAAGCGCGGACGATTTGGCGGCACGCGCACTTGGAGCTAATCGAGCTGGAGCTCAAGCTGTTGGCGCTGGAGCTGAATCAACTGCTGCCGCACTTGATGCCACGCAAGGCACTGTGCCAAAGCTGGTGGAAGAGGTGGGTGGTGGATTACCAGCAATGGTTGCATCTGATGCAACTGCAGCCAGCACTGCCGCTAATGCTGCAACAACATTAGCAAGCAAGAATCCACTTATGCGGCCTATTGAAGGTGCTGTCAAGTTTGGCAAGGGAATGCTAAACGAAGGAATGCGCCGTATAATTGGCGATGACGCATTAGAAATTATTAAGAATCACACATATCGTAAGGTACATGACGCGTTGCAACAAAGTCCATTGTTTGCTGGAATTGGCGAGCACATGTCTTGGGCACTTAAACGCACGGAAGCCGTGACGGCGCACATGCGCGCAGCTTACATGACAAAGTCCCAAAAGATTATCGACTTGATTGGGCGTGAGTCTGGTGACCACAACATTTGGTGGCGTTTGTCTCAGGGTTTAGACCTTAATGCAGATCAAATTGCTCTGCTGGCTAAGGACCCGGAGCGCGCCAAGCGGTTGCGCGATGCAGTTAAAATGACCCAAGATTATTTTGCGGAAGACTTTGGCCTTAAGTCAAAGCTGGGCATTAGGCAGATTATTGGTGAGCATACTCAAGCACTGCGCCGCCTCAATGCTGCCGAGCGCAAGACGGTACTGGAATACGTCAAGGACCCGGCTCGGCTGGCGCAAATGGAAGCCATTGACAATCTTCCTGTTGATGAGTTCAAGCTGGTTAAGTTGGCTCGGTCGATTGCGGACGAGGGCGGTGAGGTTGATGAGCTCGTGCAGGCGGTGACGTCGCCACTCAAGCGGGTGCTCAATTATTTGCCGAGCTTGACCAACAAGGAGGCGCGCAAGCGGCTTGAAAAGGAAGCCTATGATCGTGCCTACCAACTTGAGTTGCACATGCGTGGGCTTGGCGATGAAAAAACTTTAAACAAAATTCTTGACGAGCGCACTGTTGCTGCACTTAAAACTAAGTTTGGGTCGCGCAAAATTGTTGCTGGTATGCCGGAGTACGAAGCCAAGTACAACGAAATCTACCAAAACATTACAGAGGGCATTCGCTCTGGCCGCGTAAAGCCTATCCCACAAAAAGTACTTGAAGCACGTGCTACATTGCTGACAGAAAAATGGGCACAAAGTAATAGCGGTTTAAGTTGGGTTGGCCTTAATTCACAACAACAAGAAGCTATTTATAAAAAGGCATTTGATCAGGAACGTAAGATTTTGTTTAGGGACATTGAACGCAAAGCCCGTTCTATTGCTAAAGCGGAAATGTCTGACCCAGACGAGGTTATTGCTGGGTTTCAGTACAGTCGCCACCGCCCCATTGAGAACATGACTGAGGAATCTATCCAGCGCTTGGCCAATGACTCAATCATTGACCCTATGGAAATTTTTGCGCGGCACGCCTCTGATAGTGGGTTGGTGATTGGGGCTGCCAAGGGGTATGGCCCACAGGGCCAGTTGTGGAAGGCAATTCGCGAAAACTATTTGCTAAACCACGGTGTTGCCGATAATTTCCGTCCGGAAGACCTTGACCCACTTACCGCTCACGGCTTAAACTATTTGACTCGGCTGCATAAGTTGACCACGGGTAATGGTGCAGTTCCAATGGACCGTGCAGTAAGCGCAGCAGCTAGGCTAGCGGATCTTATGTTTCTTGGTCCTCGCACTGTATTAGTGCAAACGATGAACTTGGCTAACTCGGCGTCCCATGCTGGCGTGGCTAACGCATTTGCTACAATGGCTGAAACTTTAACTAACCCAGAAATGCGTTCTATTGGTGCAAGGTTAGCAAACGTATTTCCTAATGTTGGCGACTATACAACTGACAAGTCAAAGTTTGCAAAGATGCTTGAAAAGTTTAATTTCTTAGGTTATGGCGGCATTAAAGCGTCTGATACCAACATGCGCGCCCAATCTGCCATGGCTGCTATGCTTGATTCTTTAGGAAAAGAAGAAGAAATTCTTAGGCATGTTCGTTCTGGAAATCTAGGAAAGGCCAGGCAATTAGTCGATAGATTTAAACTGGATTATTCTACTGACATATCGTATTTGCTTGACCCAGCAAACACGGCATTAAAGCATTCTGATCTTTTGCGCGTGGCTGAAATTGGAAGCATTAAGTCAAACTTTGCCAATAGTATCCTTGACCAACAAATGATGTTTAATTCTCCGGCCGGAAAATTCTTCTTAAAGTTTAAGAATTTTTCTGCTCACCAGACAAACTTTATTACTGGCATGTTAAGCCGCTTTAAACAGACTAAAAACCCAGCAGAAATTCTACGTTACACCAGTACGTTTGGTTGGACTTACGATAAATTGCAGCCAATGCTTGATGTATTTAAGAGCCCAAAGGCAACTAAAAACGAAAAAGAAGATGCCGTTAAAAAGTTACAAAGCGCTATGATGATCGGTATGTTCGGCTATCTAGGCGACGCGGCACTTGCACTTGGATCTGATAGTGAAGCGCTTGGCCTTGGCGTTGTTACAGGCCCTATTCCTAATGCCGCTTTGCGCGCAAAGACCACTATTGGCGCTTTATTGCAGGGTGACTTTAACAAAGCACTTGAGCAAGGCCCGGCACTTCCTCGTCAATACGCCAATATCTGGCGTAACCGAAATGGAAACTAACTTGTGAGAAAGCTTGAAGGTGTAAACTTAAAGGAGTTGGGCGTTGTAATTTCTATCATTGGCACGATTGGTTCTGTGTGGTATACTGCCGGTCGTTTAGAGGAACGGCTCATTGGATTGGGCCACCGCATTGAAAGGTTGGAACAGCATGAAGATTCGCATTTTGACCGCCTTAAGCAAGTTGAATCCACTCAAGCCCCTGGAGGGAATGGTGAACAATCTCCTGTTAAGCAGCGCGAAGAAGTTGCTTTTGTCGTCCCTGAAGTCCATCATCACCGCTTTAATCGCCGGCCTCGGCCTCTTTCTGGGGGCGCCGCCGCCGACTGATCACACCGGCCTGGCCGCGTGGGGCGCTATCCTTCTTGGTGTCCGCACCATCATCAGCGTTCTTGGGCACCTGCTCGAGAATCTGCAGAAGAAGGCTTGATGAATGAAGTTCCCGGACCAGACAAAGCCAATCGAGGAGCAAGACGAAGACACGCTCCTTGCTATGCTGGTTTGGGGCGAGGCTCGCGGCGAGACAGCAGATGGCAGGTTGGCAGTGGCGTTCGTGCCAATCACGCGAGCCAAGAACCGGGTGGAGAACGGGAAGACTTCTGGGAACTCCCTCCAGGAGATTATCCTGACTCCATTTCAATTCAGTTGTTTCAACCCATCAGACCCAAATCGAGGCAAACTTTTGCGGCCAGTAGAGGCCGAAGGCCTCGCACTTTGGGCAGCCTGTTGGTCTACTGCTGTATCGGCTCTTACGGGTCAAAGCGAGAATCCGGCTCCCGGAGCAACGCACTATGTGGTGCGACGTCTTTGGTCCCGCCCTACAGCGGTAGGCCGCAGGCCCAAGTGGTTTGAGGAACCATGCATAAAGTCTGGCAAGACATCTCTCGTTGCTTCAATTGGCTCTCACATTTTTGCAAGGACCAAGTAATGCCTACCAATCCAGCCGATCCCATGCTTGTTAGCCCCATCAGCTCTGTCACCATTGAGGCCTTTAAGGCGGCGCAAGAGCCCCTCATTAACATGCTGCGCTCCCATATGGAGGACGCATACGCTAATGACCATCATGTTCCTCGCGTCGTAGTACTTGCCTATCTCGCGGGGCAGGATCGGAACATGGAGCTGCTGAATGATTAAGCGGCTACTTACTGCCGTGCTTGTCGTCGCTGGCCTTCTGGCCAGCGACGCACTAGCCGGCAACGCAGTCACGTCAATCACAATGCAATCAGTACCTAATGTGCGATCAATTGCTGTATCCGCTTCATTAGGTGGTGATGATGATACGTCTGCAGTATGCAAGATTTTTTATGGGCGTGACACAACTGCATGTGATACTGGCATGACTATGTACCGCCGAGTTGGGACAAAGAAGTATGAAGGGCGCATGTTGTGGTTAAATCCTAACACAGATTATTGGTGCAAGGTTGTAGTCCGTGATGGCGCATCAACATTTAAGACGCCATTTACCAGCATGCGCACCCTTGATAAGAGTTATTTTTATGCAAACGTTGCTGGAGCTGTAAGTTATTATGTAGACGGAACTAATGGCAATGATTCATATGACGGACTTTGTCAAGATAGAAAGTCCGGAACATGCGCTACCGGCAGCGGCCCCAAAAAGACAATTCAAGCCGCCGTAAATGCATTAACTGCAAGTGGCAATCCAGGAAACGTTTACGTTCTTAGTGGGCATTATCATGAGAACGTTGTATTAAATGGATCTGGCACGCAATACCGCGGATTAATTGGCGTTGTTGACGCAAACAATGCAAAGCCAATCATCTGTGGCGCATATGAATCTTGGGAGTCCGCTCCTGTTTCATTTAATCTTTATTCGCTGTCGCCATATAATGGCAACGGTGGTATTTGGTACACCACTGCGGCCACAATGTCTGATTCCATTTCATTAGTTGTCTTGGCACAAGACGCTAATGGATTTCCAAATCCAACATATGCTGTACGCCGCACCAGCAAGAAGGCGCTGTTAGCAGACTCTTGTTATGTTGCTTCTGTTGGTGCAACTCCAGCAACTCCGGCGCGAGAAGGTTGGTATGTAAATGGCGACACGTTGTTTGTTCGAACGTTTAGCCAGAATGGCCCTACTGGAGACAACCCGGCGTCGCCTGAACTTCCAATTTATCTTGGATACCGAAGCGATTTAGTTAAGGTAACGGCATCTAAGTGGACCATCTATGGATTTAAGTTTCAATATGCTGGAGGTCCATTAACAACCGTAAGCAATTACGATCCAAATCCAAGCAAACACGGCCATTGCATTGAGATTGGAGCGTTTGCCACGCCTGTCTCGGCGACGCGCATTGTTTCAAATAATTTTTATGGCATGTCTGATGCTGCTATTTATGCGCCATTGTGGGCAGGCAATGGCCGTGCTGATTCAGTGTACGTTGAATCTAATTCTATTAATGGAATTGGCATTGGCAAGCTCTACTATTCTGAAACTAAGGGCAGAATGGAAGAAGGCATTAACGGCATTTTATTGTCGGTAAGCCGGCCAATCATTTGGAACAACTCAATTACACAAGTATGCAATGGTATTCAAACTGGAAGCGGTTCATCCTCTGAATCTGATACCTTAACTGGATGCTGGGGAGAAATCGATTTCAATAACATCTCATACATTAATGACGACGCCATTGAACTTGACTTAAGCCATTCAATCAATTCATTAGTAATCCGAAACAGGATTAACAATACTGGCCACGTTATTTCGGTGGCACCTACTGAGACAGGCCCAACCTTTATCATCGGTAATCTTGGTTGGGGATTTGATGGCGGCATTAAGCACGGATATTTATCCCCAAAAGCAGATGGAATTGTAGTTGCGATGCACAACACATTAGTTGGGCAGCGCGAGCCAACTACGTCCGGTGGCCACGCGTATCCATTTGATAACGCTGCATCAGACAGTGTCACAAGAAACTTTAAGTCTTACAATAACATCTATGCTGGATACACATACGCAGTAAATGGCGCCAACGAACGCGACACAACCTCAAATTACTTTGATTATGACGCGCTTGGCGGAACAACTACCACAATTTTTAAGTGGAACAACAGGATTTATTCTAAGGCATTATTGTCTGGCAATATTGGCTGGGAAAATAATGGCCGCATCATTACTGGAATAAATGCTTTTGCCGACACTGTAACATCAAAGGCATTTGACCTTAATTTAAATGCTGAAAATGGCCCCATTGATGGCGGCAAAATTATCAAGGGAGTAAACACAACCTATAGTGGCGCCAAGTATATGGGCACTGCGCCAGACATGGGTTATTTAGAAAGTGAAGGCGCACCGCCTCCACCTACAACGTCTCCAAAACGAAACAGTTGGTTAATTAAAATCTTGAGGGCAATCTTATGAGCAAGTGTCGTGCAATGCAAATCGCATATGCGGATGGTACATTTTTAGGATCTAATAACATGAAGCTTCACGTGCCTGCATCTGGTCGAGATCGAGATGGTGGCGGCTCTGGATACTTAGAGATTGTAATTTATTCTATTACTGCAACTATTTCTGGTGCAGTTGATCCGGGCGCATTTGGGTTTGCATTGTTTTCTGTAAACACTGATGCTGCTCCAATTCTTGAAGCATACGATACTGTTGCTGCTGGCGCTTATTCTACTATTCACATGACGTTTCCAAATGGACTGCCATGTGGGCGTCAGGCATTGGATGTTGGACCGTCCGTTGCAAATTCCTCTACCTGCCTTAAGTTAAGTCGACAAAAGGACATTGCTTCTGGCGGAAGCACAATTGCACAAGACATTAATGTTTGTCCAGCTGTACAATTTGTTGATTATACAAGCGCCGCAAACTTTAGTCTTACTGTTACTTACGGTTACGCGCACCAGGCTGAACTGCAGCCATAATAAACTCAACAGCAGCATTAAACATGCAGTCCACAATCTGGCTCGGCGACGGGCGGGCACTGCCCCGTCGCTGGGCCTGATTGAATAACAGCTCAAGTTCATTCTCCATCTTGATGCGTAGCTCAGCGATCTTGTCCGGGTTCATACCTTTGGGTTCTCCGAGGTGACGCAGCCATCGACAACGTCCATGTCTGCAAACGAGTTTGGCGCAAGCTTCTTCATAAGTTGGAGCCACTCGACGGCGAGCCGGCGGAATTCTGCATCCGCTCCCACACTCCCCCGCAGCGCGAGCATACTACGAAGGGCACGGGTGTTTGCCGTGACCACAAGGCGAGTGGCTGTGGCGTTGGGCAGCACAGCTCTGGCAACCTCCCGACCAACCTTTGAGTCTGGGAGTCCCTTACATAACCCTTCGTAAGTTGCGGCTGCGGCTTGGCAAAACTTGTTGAACTCTTCGATCTGCGCCACAGGGAGCCCGGGTGGAACAACAAACTCCAGGATATCAGACACATAACGCTGGCTAAGCTGGCTAAAATTAAGATGACGATGGCGGACCAACTCATGGCTAAGGCTCCTGCTAACGCCCATAATGCCAAAAGTCCAATGAGCGTGCTCAAGAACACTGCCGTGCCCAGCCTGGATAATGTTGTCAAGGTACGCAGCATTCGTCTTCCTTCCCTTTCCATAGCTCCAATAGCACGCCCGTCCCGCAACTTCCGGAATCTTATCACCATCCGTCGCTTCACTCGTGCAAACCGGCCAATCCGTAACATCCACCAACAGCTGGCTCGCCGCGAGCAAGACAATGCTGGGCTTAGTCCATAGCTTCATTAAGGTCCCTCATAAGAGTGATGAACGCATTTGCTCCAGCCAACGGGACCACGCCATTCCCACAGGCGCGAAGTCTGTCCACCCGGCCGGCAGTCCCATCAGCCACTCGACGAACGCTGGATTCAACCGGCCAATATCGCTCGGCAACTCCAGTCCAATCGGCTCCTGGCTTTGGCGGCCAGACATCTCGATCGCCTGAGCCATCAGGTTGGGCACCGGTTTCTTTCTGACTTTGCCCGGACTGGCCCGCTTGTCCCACCGTGGCCGTCCGTCCGAGTCCGCCACACACGGGCTGTGCCAGTTCTGCGCCTGTCCCACCAGCGTCTGGAATGGATTGTCCTTCTGCCCTCTGGAGTAAGTGTAGCCCCTGCCCCGCGAGTCGACCACTGATGCGGTTTGCCAAGATGAACAGTCGCTTCCTGAGGTGGGGCGCGCCGACTTCCTCCGCGCTAAATAATCCTGCCGCAACTTTGTAACCCATGTTGTGAAGGTCTCGGCAGACGACATCGAATCCGAGGGATAGATGGCCGGGGACGTTCTCGAGAAAAATGAGAGCTGCCTCGGACTCTCTGCTGACTCGGGCGACGTGGGGCCAGAGGTGGCGTGGGTCGTCGGTGCCGGCTCGGCGGCCGGCGATGGAGAAGGGTTGGCACGGGTAGCCCGCAGTGATGCAATCCACCACTCCACGCCAAGGCCTACCGTCAAAGGTTGTGAGGTCATTCCAGATAGGCGCTGGAGCCAGGCATCCCTCTTCCATGCGCGCTGCCAGAATTGCGGCCGCATGCGCTTCCCCCTCCACAAAACAGATCGGCTTAGCTGCTCCGCCTGTGGCAAGGTCAAGGGCGAGGTCGAGGCCGCCAATCCCGGAACATAAAGATAACACATTCACTCATAGTCTCCCCATGGGCTCTCGAAGTTCTTGGCATGCTCTTCCCTGCACTTGGGGCAATGCGCCCAGCAACAATCCCCATGCATGCACACACGCATCGAGCAATGGTTAGCCACGGCGCACCTCCCAGCCTGGCCACATACCAGCCCGGCAGATATCCAGAATGAACGCATAGTTTGCAATGTCAAAGCATGTGTCTTGCACCGTCTCATCGGCTGTCTCGGCGGCTCCGCGCATCACCGAGTTGTCCAGCCTGGCGAGCTTGTCGTCCAGGCGGACCAGCACACCAACCGGTCCACGCTTGGAAATGTTGGTGCTGCCATACTTCCGCTGCCGCTCTTTGAAAATCTCAAAGGCACGGACCATTCGGCTGGCCATCTGCTGCTCAAGGTCTGGGCTGCCACTGCTGCCATCGGCTACAAGGATGTAGTTGTCAGAGGACATCTTGCATGTCTCCCCAGCTAACGTCGCTGTACTTTGGAGTGACTGGACAATAGAAACCTGGCGCGACCTCAGGAAACTTCTGCTCCATGATTTCGACAATACCAGCGAGAGCCTTCTGCGTTGCATCTTCCGGCACCTCCATTAAGATGTCGTCATGCACAGAAAGAAGCAACTTGCCGCCAAAACTTAACGCAGCCTGCTCAAGCTGTGGCAGAATGCGCCACATCATAATGGCGCCAGTCGACTGGATGTGCGTGCTCATGGCAGATGGGGCCGGCCACTTGGCGTGCGGGAAATAACGGCGCAAGCCAAATGGATTTTGCACGTAGCGGCGGGCCTGCGCCTCAGACAAAATCTCCTTGCGGAAAGAGGCAGCTGTCTTGTATACGCGATCAAAGCCATTCAGCAACTCTTCGCAATCCTTCATTGAAATCTTGAAGCCCTTTGCGGCAAAGGTGTTCTGGAGGGTTCGGGCTCCAGCTAGATAGCCCCATCCGTAGAATCCGTTTTTGGCTCTGGTTTTGTCGACACCGAGGCGCTCAGCATTTCGGGCGTGAATACCGGCGTCACAGTCTTCGAGTAAGACTTTGTCCCCAGATAGCCACGCAAGGATTCGGGCTTCCAGCTGGCTGTAGTCTGCCCCCACAAATACATGTCCTGGAGAAGGGCAATACATTTTCCTTGCTCGGGTCGGTTGATTCTGTAGATTGGGGTCCTTAGCAGTGATGCGCCAAGTTCCAGCAAGGCCCTTCCCAAGGCCGTCCTCATCCTTGTAAGCGGGGACAAAGGACGGGTGCACTCTTCCGTCTGCTCCCACGCCCACAAGCGCGTAAGTTTCCATGTCTTTGAAGGTCCGCTTGACTTCTTGGAGCAGGTTGAGCATGTCGGCGTGCTCGGGGTAATCGGCTTTGAGTTTTGAAAGTGCGAGCTGGTCAACGCTTTCTCCTCCGTCTTTGTTATAAGGCAGTGACATACCTAAGCGCGCGAACAATTGCTTGAGTTGCATTGGGCTGTTCGGGTTAGTTCCACCAGTTCGCTCGTTCCAATCTGCGAGTAGCCGTTTCCCAGACTCACCGAGCTCGCCGAGCCATGCGTCCCGCCGTGCAGTATCCAGGCGGATACCGGTGGTGCCCATGTTAATGAGGGTGGGAAGTGCAGCCATAATCGTGTCAGTGAACAAAAGCAATTGTCCGGTCTCGGCAAGCAAATCCCTTTCCTGCTGCCACAACTCGTAGGTGCGGACAGCATCGAGTGCATTGTACATGGTGGGGTCATCTTCATCAAGATGTTTCCAGCGCGGCACATCAAGATACAGCGAACCACAGGCATTCAATCCCTTTGGCAGATCAGGCTGCAAAAGGGCGGCTGCCATCATGGTGTCAACGACTTGCCCCTTGAGCTTGCATCCGGCAGCATCAAGGCGCGGAATGTCGAAACCACCATTGTGGAAGATGCACGTTGTGTCAGCATTGGCCAGCATGGCAGCAGTTGCAGCTCTAGCAGACGACGACCAGGGAATGGAAAATGCGTCGTTGTCCCGAGCCATGCCAATGCGGTTGATGCCATTGTCAATGCCGCCCGTCTCAATGTCTACGGCAAGCAGGTTAGGCCTGGCCCAGATGATGGGGTGACGCTGGAAATTAGTACGATAAGGTTTGAGTGTGTTGTTGATGGCTCGGGCTGCTTTGCGGCATTGGCTTGCTAAGATAGGGGCCGTAGCAAGCCCGGTACGAAGAACACCCGCAGGGTGGAGGGCCGGGATGACAAGTCCCGAGAACGCCGGCGGCTGGACTGTTTCTCGGACTCGGAGGATTCGCTCGTCGCCTTTCTTGTGCGTCTTCGTGCTGGTCTTGTAAACGGTAGTAACTTTACGAAGTCGCGAAAGTGGTCGGCGTTCATCAGCTGAAACGAGATAACCTCCCCACCCTGTAATGCCTCCGTCAAGACCTGTGAAACGATAGAGGGCGTCCCCTCCAAGTACGAGAGCGACTCGTCCCTTGAAGTCATGAACAGCGCTATCAAACCTGTCCCACCACTCTTCGAGCTGGCTCGGCGAGGGCGAGCCTGTTGAACTGGCTGGCCATTCTCCAATGATGTTGAGGATGTAGCAGTCGGCTCGGTCGATGCCGGATCGCTTGAGCATGGTCCAAAGGAGTCGTCCGGCCGGGCCAACGAACGGCAGGTCTTGTTCGAGTTCTTCATGTCCGGGCGCCATCCCAATGATCATGAGTTGAGAGTCTGGGCTTCCGTCTTTCCAACAGCTCACGCAGCCTCCAGTTAAATGCGGTCGTCCGGCATCAGCCCATCGGGGTTGTGGCGGCTACGATAAGGGCGCCGCTTCATTGGGCGCCCTCGTTTCTTTGCTTTTCGAATGCTGATTTCTCGAGCAAGACGGGCTTGATAACGCTTGTCATGGATTGCAAAGCACGCCTTGCAGGCGCCTTGCAATCCATCCCGGTTGCGTTTAGATGCAAAGAACTGTGTCATGGGTGTGAGAACATGACAGCAGCTGCACAACTTTAGAGCCAGCGCGCCAGATTGTTCCGGAGTCCACGTGGTCGTGTTGCTTCTCGGTACCGTTTCGCCAGGTCCTTGGCCCACACCAGTTGGCCCGGGTGGTCCGGATCCCACAGTTGCCAGTCGTCGTAGTGGTCTTCCCATTGGTCCCTGAATTCGTTGAAGGCTTCAATTTCATTGGCGTCATTGCGCTTGTTGTCCGCTGTCAACTGCAGTTTCCGGCAGCGCATGCAGCGCATCTGTTCCGGAAACATCTTCAGGAACGGGCGTCCACACGGGCACTGTATACTTGCCAACTCTGACTCGGGAGGCCCGGCGGCGGAGCCGGTTGATGGCGTATAATGGGACATGATCGGCTCGGCCTTTAGCCTTGTTGAGGGACTCGGCAATCACTTGGCAATTGCCAGGAACGTAACCTAAGAATGGATTGATGCGGTCAACAGAAAGTCGCTCCCCAATTTTCTTGAGGCTGTGCTTACTGAGCCCTGTGATTTCGCATTGCATCTCGGGGATGTGACGCAATGCCATCATCAATCTATGGTAAACGAGGTTGTGCTCAAGCGTCGGTAGTTGGTTCTCCCGGCTCAGGGCTAGGCACGAGACGCAAGCTTCGTTTCTTATCTTTTGCTTTCGGCATCTCTTGCAGTACCGGATCGGTATGTTCAGGCGCACCCGAGCCATCCGCTTCCGGTTCTTCTCCCGGCAGCGGTCGCACCACCCCGGCTCTGTCGTCGGTCGGTTGCACCATCTGTCCCAGCTGATTTGTCTCGAGCAGACCATATTCCTGCCTCATGGTCAGGATTTCGTTTGCCATGGAAAGCTCCAAGGCGTGCATGAGAATCGACACAATGTATTGTGTGTGCTCTGGCATTAAAGGAATGGAGCGCCCACGCAATAAGGCGACACCTCGCTGCAAGAGTACGACGTCTTCATAAGTGGGTGCCACCTGTGGTCCCCCGGCCGGCTCTCTGTCCGGCTCGGGGGCAGGTGGTTCTGCGTGCGGAGGAGCGGACGGCACGGCCGCCCCGCGGGCCGCAGGTAGCATGCCCATTGAGACGGGGTCAGTACCGTCCGATGGATTGGAAGCACGAGATGGCTCGTAGCCACCAAGCATGGTGAAGATGGACTGTCCTCGTTCAAAGTTCATGTTGTTCTCCATTGGCTGGGGGACTAGGATTCGAACCTAGACAGCTGGATCCAAAGTCCAGCGTGCTACCGTTACACAATCCCCCAAAGATAGTTGGGTGGGGGAGCAGCTCCCAGCCTCACCGTCCATGGCAAGACAGAAGAGGGGCGCTCACCCCACCCGCCCCCATTAGCTAGCGGCAGTAAACCCATCGATGTCGATGCCCGTCTCGCCGGTCCGCTCATTGAGATACTTGCGGAACACCGAGTTCACAGTGAGCCCGACGAGCGGCTTGTCACCCGTGAAATAGGCAGCGTAGCTGGGAACACCACTGCTAAGATCGACACCACACGCAGCCAGCAGACTGTTGATGACACCAAGGCGACGCTTGTAGCCGCCACTCACCTTGGGGTCAGACGAAGCCAGACCGACCTTGTCCATGTAGAAGTACTGGTAGTGGGGTCGGCCGGCGTTGGTCGCATAGCCACCGTCGTCCGGACCCTGCACCGACAGCACCAAAACAAAGTTGAACTTGTTCGAGTTGGTCGGGTCACTCTTGACAGGGTTGAGGCTGGTGTCGTGAATCTTGACGCGCTCGGCCCACGAACCGAGGCCGGGCGCCTTGCCCTGGCGGAAGGTTGGGTTGACCTCGGGCGACGGAGCGGTGAGGTTGCGGTCACTGGCGTTGGTGATTTCCTGGATGGTCTCGGGCGACAGGGTAAGGTCGAAGTCAGACATTGTTCATCTCCTGATTGTTGAGATTGTAGAGTTTGGTCCATACATTGGCGGGGTCTGCATCCATGGCAATTTCTGGTACTGGATTGGTAAGGTCAGCGGTGCGCAGCTTTGCCTGCCAAATGCCATGCCCAGCTGTATGCACAACGCGCTCGTACTCAAGGGGAGCAAGTGGTTGGGTGCGCTTCTTAGGACGACGCACGATGTGCAGTACAGTGTTATACCAGTTCACGATGCTACGGATGCTAGCCTTTCCAACGGTGGCGGGGCCACCAATAGGCTCGCCAGGCTGGCCAGGTTCAGGCCGTACTTCCTGTTCGTGAAACAGGGTGATATGATTCAAGCCACTAGCAAGCTGCTTGCGAAGCAACGACATGATGAGCGTGTTCGTTGCAAGGAAGTCACCCTGCATGGGCTGCTTGATGCCATCGCCCAGCTCGATGTGCCGGTCAGAAAACTTACCGCTGTTCGTGACCTGTGCAAGGATCACCTGACTCAACACAGTCATCGTGTCAGTGATGACAGTGGTGAATCCTTCCTTGCGCCACGGATAACTGTAGATGCTGGACACTTGAGAAGCAACATCCTTGTTGGAGTCCAGCGCAATAACTTCCATGTTATTGCGGTCTGCCGGCAGCACCGAGCCAAGCGAGGCGGCTTCGGGATCGATAGCGATATAAACGGACTTCTCACCAAACCAATCTGGGGCAGCTCGGTTAGCAGCGCATGCAAGGCGGGTCTTGCCGGATTCACCAGCACCGACCATGCAAATGAGGGCGGCACCCTTAGCTGCTGCGCCCGAGCCGAGGCGGGTCCAGCCACTTGTGGGAAGGGACACTTAACCTCCAGTACTCTTGAAGACAAGAAGAATGAGGAACAACAGTATGATGCAAAGTTCGATGGCGAGGTGCAACTTTTCTTTGTTGGTCATTGCTTCCAGACTTGCCGCACCATGCGACGAACGACGCCGGGATCGGCAATGTTAAGGTTGGGGACGCAGCGCTCTGCGCCAGACCACAGCATGTATTCTGCAATGTCAGGCTCGATGCCAAGTTCGAGCAAGTTTTTTGCGGCAGAAAACAGGCGGCGGTGCCGGCTCTCAATGGTGCTGTCTACACCAAGCAGGATGAACTGGCGAGATGTGGTGTTGCAGTGGGGGACAATCTCGTGGATGCTGCGTCCAGTGATGGGGGAAGGGGGCTGGGGAAGACCACGACTCGGGGCCAATGGCGCAGAAAGTTCTTCGAAGCGAGTGTATGAAATGCGCTCAACAGGGAAGAAGTCTACACAGATAAATGCCTCGAGGTTCGTTTTGTGATTGGTCGTCCCCGGACAACGTGCGATGCGGGACAGCTCGGCACAGGCGGAATCGATAATGCCGAACTTGGAAAGGGAGGGGGCTGCTGCAATGAAAGCGGAGGTGAACCCTTTGATAAGAAGGTCTGCCTCTTCGCGTTCGGTTGTGGTGGTGAGGGGCTTGGGTTCGATAAAAACCCAGGCCCACAGGCCACGTCCGGAAGAGAGGATGACGTGGCTGTTTGGGCTGCCAGTGAACTGTGCCATAAGATTGTCAAGTTGGCGAGCAGCGTCGACATAGGCAAGGCTGCCTGTGTCTTTGTGTGGATCGAGGTCAATGCCGACACAAGAAAGGTGCGTGATATCTTCCTTGCTTGGTTTGATGCACGAACGGGCGGCGGGATTCAAAGAAACGTAGAAATCCCAGCCGTCCTGCTGGTTGGCGTGGCGAATAAGAGAGGTAGAGTCGGGGCTCTGCCCACCTACGGCGGCACGACCTCGAGGATTCTTGGCAGTCCAGTTGATAGGATGGCCAATGCTGAGTAGTTCAAAGGTGCGGGAGACTGAGTCGGTATCAACCATTGTCATCCTGCTTGCGATAGGTGATGCGGCGGGTGCTCTTGGTGTGCCCGTATTCCTTAACTTCAACGATGAGTTGGTTGAGGAAAATCCAGGCATCGTAGAGCATGGTCATCAGGTCATGGTCGATGTGCTTGAGGTTAGTAGGATGGCAGATAGCGGCAATCTTATTGCGGGCTGCTGTCAGTTCGGAGAGGTGGGAGAGAGTCGACATCTTGGTAACGGTCTTCAAGATGGACAGTAAGGGTATCCTCTGGAGCTCCTCCAAAGTGACAGTGTTGGTAGAGGGGACAAGTTCCGAAGACAGATTGGCAGGCTGTCCAGTTACGAATTCGAGGGCCATTGCTGACTGCGCGAACGAGCTCTCGTCCTGCCGTGGCGATGTCGAACTCGAACGCTTCGGCGTCTTCTTCTTCCGTGGCTTCGAGCTCGAAGAACTCGAAGCGCGGGACGTTGTCTTCTTTTTGCTGCTTCGTGAGGTACGTGCGGAAGACTCCGAGGAGCGTGCCCGCGCACTCTTTGAAGCGCGGGTCTTGCCGGAGCATCGTGCGGTACGTGATTTCATGCGGAGACATCCTCACTTTCTCAAGGTAGGGACCGATGGCAACACCCTTGCCGACGGTCTTCCACTGAACGGAATAAATTTTTTCGTTGAACTTGGCGACTGCATCAAGACGTCCGACAAGGTAGAGGTCGTTACCAATCTCAAGCTTGAATGGAATCTCAGATGCTAACACATGAAATGGGGGAGGGCAGAGGTTGAGGTCGGCTTCGGCTAGGAGTGGCTCGGCTTCCGGCAGAATGATGGGGTCGATCCAGGAATAATCGTGGTTGATCTTGCCAGTCTTGAGAAGGTCGTCGCAATGCTTGTGCAGGACGGTGCCAAGCTGCATGCGGCTAGTGGGTGGCGTCCAGCGCTTGAGTGCAAGGCGGGTGGCACCTTTGTAGCGGCAGTCCATGTAGGGTAGGATGTCACTCACTGAGATTTGCAATGGTCCATCCCTCCTGTGTATTTTGCACTTGTCCTTTTTTGGACAGTTGGTAGAGCTGGTTGTCTGCCCACCTGGATTTGTCAGCTGTGTCAGGCGGAGACAGATTGGCAAGCAGAATTTCTTGGCGACTGACTGGCTTGCCTTTAGCCTTCATGAATTCTAGGATGGGGTGTGTTGGTGTTGGCACTACGGTTGGTGGTTCGGGCGTGGTGGTAGCTAGGAACCGTCCGCCATTCTCGGTTGAAGCGAGAGTGAATGGCAGGTATTCAGGAAGAATAGCTTCACCACGAATTTTCTTGGCTTGAAGAATGATGTCAGAGCGGCGTCGTGAAAGGGCGAGGTGGTGCTCGGCAGCTTGGACGATGGTGCCTGCGCCACGGAAAGAGGCTGGCATGTCCGGCTTAGGCTTGGCATTGTGATGCAGGAAAAAGACAGCAAGGCCAAGCTCGTCGCGCAAGAATTTGGCAGCGCGCAGGACGGTGCGGGCCATGAAGGCGTTGTCGTTCTCGTCCCCGGTGTGAGTGTATAGCATGACATCGATGAAAAAGACGTCGATGTCGAAGGCTTTGACGAGATTGCCAAGGGATTGCAGGTGATCAGGGCGCTCAAACAGGAAGCCGAGGGGCATGATGAAGTTGGGGACGTCGTTGTTGGGGCGCAGATTGTGGGCAAGCAAGAGTTTGCGCATCTGCTGGCCGATGTCCCAGCTCGGCGAGTCGGCAGCAAGGTAGATGGAGGAGAAGCGTTTGGTCGGGGCCTGGCCGAGGACAGGAATGCCATAGATGCCAGACAGCATCAAGCTCAGGCCGAGCCAGGATTTGCAGGTGCCGCTGTCCGATGAGAGAACGTGGAGGGCTTCTTGTTGAAGGAGTCCGGGGACTAGCCACTCGGGAGTGGTGGCGGACATGGGCTCCGTCCAGTAGGTGATGCCGAGAAGTTTCTTGGCCTCGTTGAGAACGTGTTCTTGGTGGGTGATGATCTCTGCCCAATCGCGTTGCTCGGCATGGTCATCGTGCATGACAACTCCTTAATCTTTGATTACTTACTTAGGCTGTTTGCCTATAGGGAGTAAGTAAGATAAGTAAGGGGGGAGGGGCGCTGCGCGCCCCCCTCCGCCGCTTCGCCGCCGGCCGCCCATGGGGCGCCGTCGCCGAGGGCTGCGGGGTCGCACGCTAGCAGCCCCTAGTGCGCGCCATAGTAAGTAGGGGTTAGATGCTGGTCGGGGCGGTGGGATTCGAACCCACACTGTGGAGATTTTAAGTCTCATGACTCTGCCGTTGGTCTACGCCCCGATGGGGATCCCCCCGGCGCCTGTGGCTGCCCAGCCTTGGAAGGTAGGCCGTCCATTGCCCAATGGAAGGGGGGAAAAGTGGTGGCCCTATCTCGGGGGCCAGCCGGCACCATTTAACCTGTCAGGGGGAGGCGAGGTGCGGCCCGGTTGCCACTGGTGGATTCCAACCACCTAGACTTTATGGGTCCACGCGACTTGTGCGTGCATGTCTAGTCCATGCTGAGTGGCAGACGTTCGTTGGCGAGTGTCAGTCGCGCGAGCCGAACGTGAACTTGGCACGGTTCAGATTGCGAGCCTTCCAGCTGGTGCCGGGGATGACATTACCGTTGATGTCGAGGTAGTGCCAGCTGCCGGTCAGCTCGCTGAACCAGATGCCGTAGCGGGGCGTGCCGCTGTTGCCATAGATGCGGCCGCTGCCCGTCTCGATGGTGAGAGGGCGGAAGGCCGGCTGGGCCGTCATGATGGCCTCGATGTCCGAGATGGTGACGGTGCGGCCGTCCGCCATCGTGACGCTGCCATCGTTGTTGAGAGTCGCAGACATGTGTGCTCCTTTGCTGTCGGCTAGATGCCCTCTAGCGGGGTGGGCGCAATGCCCTGATGTACTGGAGGATGAGCTTTGCTCGCTCGTTCAGCTCACGCACTGAGCTGCCGATACCTACTGCATAGATCTTCTCATCGAGCTTTCTTATGATGCGAAGAAGTGCCGTTGCGATTCCTGTCTTTCTTGGCTTTTGAACCACCCCCTGTCTTGGACTTGCTGCTGCTAGGGTAGGGTGCGCGCCAACTGTAGGCGCTGGAATCGGTGGGAATGTCCCAATCATCCCAGAACTGCTTGGCCGTCTGGAATGCCTTGCTCGTCGGGGTCAGGGGAGGCATGGTGTAGAAGGGACCGACCTCGTCGAGTTCGCCGTCCGGAGTGATGGAAAAAATTTTGTTCTGTGGGAGGGTGGTGGTGGTGGGAAGGCGTGGGATGAGCCAGAGGTGGTTGATGGTGGACGTGACCTGAGTGGCGGTGCTGGCAAAGATGGTGATGGGATTGTCGCCATCCAAGATGGTCATGTACTCGAGCGGGTTGCCGTCTCGGGCGAGGTAGAGGGTGTCGTTGTCGAGCACGGCGATAGCAGCAGAGGCTGAGAGATCGTCCGCAATCTGCGGCAGCTTGTAGATGCCATACTTGGCGATGGCCTGCGTGAAGAGTTCAGAGTCCACGCCGGATGGCTTGTCCAACTTCCACTTGTCGCGGACATGCTTGCAGTTGTGGATGCTGCCATTGTGGACGGAGATGGTGTTGCCCACCCAGAAGGGGTGGGCCTGATCGTCACCGCGCTCGCCACTGGTGGGGAAGCGGGTATGGGTCAGGCAGATGTTGCTGTTGTTGGGCGTGCTGAACAGCTCGTAGAAGTCGTCCGCATTGATGAGGTCGGTGGCAGACACAGCACGCTTGAGCAGGGTGTTGTTGTAGAAGATACCGCTGGACTGGTCGCCACGGGAGAGCCCGAAGTGGAGAAGGGCAGACGAAAGGCGTCTGGCTTTCCATGGCTCAATCGGGTCTCGGCTGATAAAGCCGCCAATAGAGCACATATCAGGCCCTCCCGTGGCGTGCGGCCATACTAGGCCAGTGAGCATACTCGAAGGATTCAAATGGCATGGGTCGTGGTTCCGTCATGGTGGGGGTGGGCGGGGGCAACTTGGATGGGCGCCTCCAGTGGTGGGTGCGGTACTGGTAGCTGTTGATGGTGCGGATACGGCGGACGATACGCTTGCGCATCGAGAGGGTCATGGCGCACTGCTGGAACAGGAGCATGGCCAGCTCACGCTTGGTGAAATCGGCGTATTCGGAACGGGTCGGAGCGTCGATGAGCGGGAGGGTGGTGAACATGCTGAGCAACATATCACAGAATTCCCAGACGACGTCCGGGTCCATGGTGGCATGGTGCATGCGGACTTCGAAGGTGCCGTGCTCGTTGTAGGCGTTGTGCCAGTTGAGGGCACGGTAGCGATCGCCGTTGGCACCACGGCCGCAGTAGCGGTTGTTGCGGCGGCTGCTGGTCACGAGGTCGAAGAGCACAGGCTCGAAGACTCGCCACCACTCGACCATGTTATCGCGCTGCTGGCTGCTGAAATGCTGCATGCCGAAATGGAAGTGGATGCCGCAGGTCTTGTTGACGAAGCCACCGGCACGTCCGATGGCCTTGATGGAATCGTAGATGGCATTGACCAGAGTATCGCCGACAGCGGGACGGCTGTTGAATTCCCAGCCACCCCAGCCGCCATCAACGTACTGATCGAGGGCGGCGATGCTGCCATCATACTTGATGATACCGAGCTTCTTCAGGTCAAGTTCGTTCTTGTGCTTCAGGGGCATGATGAACTCGAACTCGAAGCCGCAGGTCATGGCGTGCTTGTTCATCTTGAAAGTGGTGGGCTCGAGGTGCGACGTCCGGCAACGGCCACACACATGTCCCTGCTCAGGGCAATGGCTGTTGTAGGGAACGCGGCGCTGGTCCTCGGCCACGATGGCCTTGTTGCAGACACAGCAGGGCCTGAAACGAGGAGCGCAGTTGCTGCAGACAGGGCCATTCTCGTGCATCATGGCGGGCTCGTGGCCGAGATGGCTGTAGTAAAGGTGGTTGCAACCATGGCAGCGGAACTCGCCCCAGCCAGCCGAGCAGGTGTTGCAAAGGTGCTCGGATCGAATGCGGCCGGGCATGCGGTGATATGGTCGTCCGGCAGCCGTGATGGCTGCTTCGAACTCGTGGCTGAGACTGCCGACCCAAAGGGCATTGGACTGGCGTTCGGTCGAACCACAGGAGAAACAGTTGCAGATGTTGTAGGGCACGCACTGCTGGCAGAAGAAGGTGTTGCGGGTGATGGGAGTGCCGTCCGGCTGCCGCGAGCCGGTCTCTTCGGTGATGCAGGTGCACTGGTCAGAGGGACGGTAGCGCCGGCAGTAGGAGCAGAGCCGGGTCCGCTCGGTAGGCATGGCTGGACCTCCTGGTGGTAGGGGAAGACTAGGAATGTGTGATGAGGCGATTCTGGGGCATCCTCGAGCGTTTTAGAGGGTGTCCGGGAAGGTGGTAGGGACGACCAGATTCGAACTGGCGACTTCCTGCTCCCAAAGCAGGCGCTCTGGCCAGGCTGAGCTACGTCCCTG